GCGGGGGCCAGGGACACCGCCATTACTGGGGTGCCTCTGGCTCCGGAGTCGCGATACTTGGTCAGGAAGCTTCTGATCGGGGACGTCTCTCGGGACGCCCTCGACCAGTTGGCCTTCCTGGGCCGGACTCTTCCACCAGGGGACAAGGTGATCCGGTCTCGTGCGCTTGTAGCGCATCGAGCCGCCCTCACCTCGTCCCCAACGGTGGCACCAGCCCTGAGGGACTCCGCACGGAGGTTCGCTACTTGGTTTGCGCGTGCGCATATCAAGAAAGCGGATCTCGTTGAGTCCGTCTTCCCCTCCCCGTCGGCTTCGGCCGACACGGGGAGAAAAGACGGAGGCTCACGTGAGGAGACCCGAAGGCAGCACATCCGTTGGATCAGTGAACTCCCTGAGGAGTACTGGTCTCGTCCGAATGCGCTGTCCTTCATGGACTACAACGACTTCTTCCTTCCTTCGGAAGTGGAGTCGGTGCGGTCCAATCAGGGATCCGTCGACGTGGCTAGGGCCGCTGCTTGGAAGACAGCGACCCAGCCAGCGACCCACCGGGTTACTTGCGTGCCGGAGCGTGGCTGGAAGCAGAGGATCGTCTCTGCCCCTCCAGCGCACGTTGCGGTAGCAGGTTCGGTTCTGAACAAAGCGCTTTTAAAGGCTGTTGCTCGGTACCGCCCGGCCTCGGACTTCCTCCGAGGTGACCGGCGGGAGGCAATGGGCAATGTGATGCAGGGCTCTAGGGCCGGACAGCACATTGTCTCCACTGACCTCTCGGCGGCCACGGATCGCTTTCCCTTGGACCTCGTGCGAAGCGTGGTCCTTGGGTTGTGCGACGGATGGATCGACCTACCACCTCTCTGGTCCGAGGCCCTGTTCGCCCTTACTGGGGAACAAGGTCTCGCCTATCCTTGGGGACAGGAGGTTCAGTCATCGTGCGGAATTCTGATGGGTTTAGGTCCCAGCTGGCCTATTCTATCAGTGATTCACGCATGGTGGGCTGAAACCTCCTTCGCCACGGTAGGATTGAACCCACGCTTTCAACTCAACACCTTCTGCATAGGAGGTGATGATTTGTTTGCGCGCTGGCCCCGTGATGTCGTGGAGTCTTACCGCTTGATCGTCACTGCCTGTAATGGCAAGCGATCGGCTGGTAAGGACTTCCTCTCCATCACCGGGGGCAACTTCACGGAGATTTCGATCTTCGTGAGCGGGTCCAATGAC